AGACGCAATGCTCAGGGTTTTAAGACGCGCCGCCAAGCGGCTACACAAGAAAGGGTTTCTAATATTTCGCGTATTCGCCATGTATGAATTTAGCTGCATTAATATATGCATCGTGTGCTAATGCGGCGGTGTCGAAACTTCCTAACCTAAAAACTACCCCATTTTTTTTTATTTTCGCTGAATATCTAATGCCAGTAAATTCGACCCCTTTAAATCCAGTTTTATTATATCTTTTCTGATTGCATTTATTTGAAGAACTATCTGCAATCCTAAGATTGCAAATCCTATTATCATCTTTAACGCCATTTACATGGTCAATTTCCATTGACATGTCTAAAGAACCATTAAATAAGACATAACAAGCCCTATGTTCCCTCATTTTTTTGTAATTTAAGGTAATAACTCTATATCCTTCAAAATCAACATTCCCAGCTCGTTTACCTTTGAACCTGCCTTTCCTCCAGAAAACAAAACCACTTTCAGGATTATATTCAAAATTTTTATTTAATGTTTCAAAATCAAAATCTGACATTTTTACCTCTTTATATATTATTGGCGGGAACCGCCTCATCAATTGCGGCTCCCGTTAGGTTATTTTGTAATAATTTCAAAAACATTAATCACAATATTGATAAAAATAGCAGAAGCTAAAATCATTCCGAAAAGATATAATGTTTTCCTAATAGCTCCTATTTTTTTTGGTTTTGTATCGTACCAAGTAAATGTATTATAATGCTCTGACATTTCTTCCTCTTTTGTTATCATTTGCAAGATCAAGGTATAAAATCCGCCCTTGCCAGTCACTACGTTGTCTTAATGTCAAAAATTCATTTAGATCAAAGGTCATCATTTTTTCACCTATATAAAAGAAGATTGTGGAAGTTTACCAAAATACGCATCATTGTGTGACGGAGAAAAAGACTGTGTATAGCGACAAATTTCATTTTGGTTGTCATCCAATTGAACGATATCAAAATCAAACTCTTCATCTTGTGAAATGCAACCATCGGCAAACATAACATCAACAATATCCTGAATGATATCATGAATTTGTGATTCTGTTTTTGCGTTATATCCGCCATATCCTTCTGAAGTTTGAAAATCGTAAAACATTTTTATTTCCTCCTGATAAAAACAATATAACGAAACTATTTCACATTGTCAATAACTTTTTTCAAATATTTTAAAATTTTTTCTTCCGTCACTCCGGCCAGAAACATGAGTGCGGAAAGTTCCGCTGGGCTGGGCTCATATTTTCCAGATTCGTAGTTTTGAATATGACGTGTTGTTTTATTAATAACAAATCCGGCTTGCTTCTGTGTAAGCTCTGCTTTCTTCCGGTATTTATAAAATTCTGTTTTTGTCATTGTGCCTCCAGTAAAAAATTATATATTTTAGAATAATCGTTAAATGATTTTGCGTGATATGGCTCTCTATAAATACGATCAAGAGCCTCTATTGCTTCTCGCTTTTGTTTTGCGCGGAACATAATTTCGTCTATTGTTTCGCCAAGCTCATTGGTCATTTTATTCACCTTTAAGTTTTCTGATTTCTAATAGGGCTTTTTCTACCTTTTCCAAATCGTATAAACGATAATATCGCAATTTAGCTTGTGCATTTATAAGCCCATCCTCCGCCAGCTCAATCACGCGGATTAGGTCGGGTAATGCGTTGCGGGTGGTTTCTATAAGTTCATTGTTTGCTTTAAACTCTTTTGAATATTCCGCACCTTTGCATTCGTTAACAGCATGTCCACATCCACACTCTTGCGCCCATATTACTTCAACAGTCCACGGTGCACCCGTAGCCTTCGCATCAAGCTCTTTCAGTTCTTTAAGTGTTGTCATTTTTTTCTCCTTTCCTTTTATAATTCATAAATGCTTCTTTGTATTGCGCATCAGATATTTTTATCTTGCGCCATTTTCTTTCTTTTTTAGTACGTCCGATAATTAATTTATCCAAAACGATTTTGGTGTCAAATGAAAAAAACGAAAGACCTTTTAAAGTGATATAGCAAGAATCTTCAATGTCATTTGTGTTTAGTCGAATAACCCCGCTTTCTAAAATAGGCTTAAAATATTTATTATATTCCGCATCATTCGGCTGCCTTAAAGAAATAAGAGGAACCACTTTATATGTGGGAATTCCATTTTCTAATCCGAAAATACAATCTTCTTTGTTTGTATTGATTTTTAACCCAATAGGTTTTAGACCGCCGCAAAAATACATTTTGTTATTGTATACAATCGGTAAAGGAATATCTTTTCTATCGCTTAACAATAGTTTGTAAAAATGCTCACGCCATTTATATTCATCCTCATATAAAACATGATCCGTACTGGCCCAGTTTGCCATTTGTAAATCCGGATGGATGGTTAAATTTCCGCATACTCTTGTAAAAAATCCGCTTTCCATTATTCACCTTTCAACTTTCTGATTTCTGATAGGGCTTTTTCTACCTTTTCCAAATCGTATAAACGATAATGTCGCAATGTAGCTTGTGCATTTACAAGAGCATCCTCCGCCAACTCAATAACCCGTATGAGTTCGGGAGCTATGTTCCTACTAGCTACAATAAACTTTGCATTTTTAAGATTTGTTCTATCTTCAAAAGTATTCCCCTCTTTTGAAGGCATACCACATATTTTTTTATTACGTGCGTTTTTATGGTATATTGACTGGCCACAATAAATAGCCACCCAAGGCGCATCCGTAGCACCCTCCATCATTGCCTTATATTCTTTGAGTGTTGTCATGGTTAGTATCCTTTTTTAATTAGTCTTTGTTGCAATGCTTCTGGAGATATTCTTTTCCCATGACACGACATACACAAAGTTTGTTCATTTGAGTATCTTAAATCTTTTTCAGATTTGCAAATATCGCAACAATTCTTTAAATTTAATTTTCTTTCGTCTCGCCATTTATAATCATAATTATTTGGTCTTTTACAAATTTCTTTTTTCATCTTTTTTGATTTACATTCACGACTACAAGTGAAAATTCTATCAAAATTACATTTAGTAAGTGACATTTCGGTGTTGCAAACTACACATTTTTTAATATATCTTTTTTTTCTATTAGCATTAGCGCAAGCTTTAGAACAACAAGGTTCCTTAACTCTAGAAACATGGCTTGTAGGACGTCTAAATAAAATACCGCAAAATGCACATGATGTCGTTACCCCAAGCCTACTATCATTTAATTTAGTTAAGCAATTTATTTCTATGCTTTTTAAATCCAATATACTTTTATGATAATCGTTATCTTTCATACCAACCCCCACGCTTTCGCATAACAATATCCAAGTAAAATTATAACCGCACCTACTGTGCGTATGTTGATTGGGATGGTCATTTCACCCTCGCCAATTCAATTGGTTCAACTTGCAATGTTTTCATGCTAGATTGTTTCCACAAAAAATAATTTGCTGTCAGACTTGCGGATAACACAGCGATCAAAATTGTGATTGATATTTGTTTCATTTTTATCTCCTTGTTGATTTTAATATAGCGAAATCATTTCGCTTAGTCAAGGAAAAAAATAATGGTTTTGAAAAAAATTATATAATTATTTCTTTTTTTTGTATTTCATTTTAATCATTTTTGCATGGCTAGGATGGCGGGTTATTTATTAAACCCGTATAACGCAATTAAACTTGCTTCTGCGCGTCCGTCATCTTTTTTCCTAGACCAATTATGCGCGTGGGTTGGCAGTAATTCACTTGCACGTTTACGCGACGCGTCTTTCTCGGCTGGGCATTGCATAGCTTTTTTCCATTCCATAGGTCTGGTCATTGTAAATGGTATTTGTAAGGCTGTAATGGTCGCTATGACCGCGCCCTCGCTATGCCCCATGCTAAAAGCTGTAAGGCCGCTTATCTTTGGCAACGGTGTTAGCTTTTCGATATAAGCGTGGTCGGGTTTGTTTATGCGGATTATATCAGCCAAGCGGATTAAATCCAACGCTGGTCGTTCTGTGCCGTAAATAGGCATATCGTAGATTAAAAGTTCAGAGCCGTCATAAAATGATAGCGCGCCGTATAAACCATTGTCTATTCCCAAAATTGTTTTCATACTGATTTTACCTTGTTTACCCAAAATTCAATTGCATCTGGTTTTGGCATACATTTTTCATGCTCCCATCTCCAAATTGTAATCCACGAAGTTCCTATTTCAGAACCAAATTCAAATTGAGATAGCCCTGATTTTTTTCTTTTAACTCTTATAAATGAAGAAAACTCATCTTGTTTCATGCATTTGGCTCCACTAAATAACAAAGTTCACGTGCTCTTGTAATTGCAGTATATGTCCATCTTCTTCTTAATTCATGTGTGTCACCAAAACATTCATTATTAACAAGAATTGATTTAAACTCTGAACCTTGTGATTTGTGACAAGTAATTGCATAAGCGTAATCAAATACACATTGTTCTCGGATATGATTTAAATCTGGTTTTTCAACCATCCATGCTTCATCACTGTATGGGATAACCAATTCTTTTTCATCTGATTTTAGGCGCATGGTAAAATCAGTTACACTTAGGACATTACCAATAAGGCCGTTATAAACTCCGAAGTCACGATTATTTTTTAAGCAGATAACTTTATCGTCTTTTCTAACGTATGACAGCCCTTCACCTATCCCGAATTGTTTTTCTCGAAAAATCCTATTCCATTCAACGCGAGTTTTATTTTTTCCACAAATTAATTGCTCAACATTTGTATATGTATCGTTAGATATTTTTGACTTAGGCAGATAAATAAAATCTTCTTCCTTGGTATAGTCAATCTTACCATCAACACGTATTTTAGTTGCTGCGCGAATAATACCACTATCAAGAGCTTGGCGTTGAATATCTGTCAACATGAAATCAGGTTGTAAACTGCACTCTCCTTTAACTGGCGGCAATTGAAAGTTATCGCCTAAAAATAATATTTTACGTGAACAATGCAATAAATCTTTAATAATGTCTTCTGGCAACATTGAATACTCGTCACATATAACAAGTTTCTTAATCCAGAACGCACATTCATGTTTTGGAACGCGGCTGAAAACAGGCTTCCCATCTTGTAAATGCTCGTATTTATAAAGAAAACTATGAATAGTTCCTGAATTTTCACAACCTTTGTCACGCAAAACAGTTGCGGCCTTTCCAGTGAACGCACAGAATACAACATCATCTTGGCCAATTTCATCAGCAATAAATTTTGCAAGTGTGGTTTTGCCCGTTCCAGCATAACCAGATAGGACAAATTTATTTTCATCTGGTTTTTTAAGCCATTCTTGGATTAATTGAAACGCGGTTTCTTGTTGTGATGATAGTTTCATGTTCTCTCCTATTTCATGCGATAACCCTAATGAAAGGGTTATCTGATTAAATAGTTTACATATCAAAAAGGAATATCATCCGCCATAGGGTCAATGGTTTTTTGAAGCGCGTCCTTCGGAATAGAAACCTTTGCCTCACCCTCTTTTGGAACGATATAATCTTTAATACCATTCTTGTCTGGATATTGCCCGTTTTTATCCTTAGTAATTCCAAGTTTCAGCATCCCAGTTTTGCCGATAAAATCAGTTCCTAGGATTGTTCCTGCCTCATATTTATCAAGCAAGCCGCAAGCCTCCGCCGCGTGGCGTAGTTTATAAGCAATACTTTCAAGAAGATAATCAGCGACTTGATTAAATGATCCATCAGGTTTGTAAACACGAACCCAAAGCTCAATCATTTCATTACCTGATTTGCTAATTTTATCTGCGCCAGAAGAAATCTCGAATGGGTATTCTCCTTCTGGCAATAAGTTGCTTTCAGCAATTTCTTTTTCTGTTTTAGGTGTAAAACGCATAATTTATTCTCCTTGTGTTTCTGTTGATAAATAAGTTTTTTTAATGTGTTCAATTGCTTTTTGAATGCGGGATGTTTCCATTTCTTCCCACCCTTCAACATTTGCTTGTTTAAGCCATTTATCTTCTTGACCATCTGGAAGTTTTACAACGGACAAAAGTCTTTTGACTTCGGCAAGCTGCTCTTCAGTTGCTAGAGCCAAGGCTTCTGTTTTTTTCTCGATAACGTCCTTACCATATAGTTTAGCAAAGTCATTATAAGACCATGGGAACACGCTCGCGTCAGGGAATCCTGTCAAGCGAGATTTACGCACACGAGCGGTGCGGGTCGGGCCAGCTTTGATAATATTTAGACACAAATCAAGCTCGTATTCCAGCTTGTCCCAACAATCAAATGTTGAGCCGATTTCAACGCGGTTCCCCTTAGCATCAAGTCCCCATTCTGTTTTTTCATGGGAAACAAGAATGACGTTCATATCAATGCGAGATAACCAGTTAATCAATCTGCGCATACTTCCAACTGCTGGCTTTTTGCTTGCTCCAAACGCGTCTTTGTCTCCAAGGCGTTCGGCCTCATCAGAAATAGCCGTATTAAAAAGTTTTGACACAGAGTCAATAACCAAAGTTTTATAAGAATGCTCTTCAGTTGCCAACGCTTGCACCTGCTCAATAACAGTCGCAAAATCAAGTGAGCCATGCTCTGGCCCCATATACGCGCCACCTGAATTTTTTAGCTTGTCCGTATAGTGATTTAAATTTGCTCCGCCCTCAGTGTCAATATAATAGCAGTTCGGGAAATCAAGTGATGCCCAAGTTTTCCCAGCGCCAGATTTACCGTAGATAAGGATTTTAGGTTTTTTTGGTTCTGCTGATTTTGGCTCTACAGCTTTGAGCTTACTTTTAGTTGCCATTAATGGCCTCCTTTAGTGTATCGCCCGTATATAACCGACAGGCGTTAGCGGTATTCTTATTGCATGGTGTAAGTTTTATATCATGGTTAAATGACTTTTACAACAACCATTTCATATTCATCTGAATCTTTTTTATATGTTTTTAAAATAGCAACTTGTTCTTTTGTGTATCCGTTTTCTTTACAATATTCTTTCGCCTCCTCAATTGCTTCTTCGCAATATGTGGTCGCAAACAATATTTGTCCTTTTGTGAGCATGCTCATATTTACCATTGTACTTCCTCCACACGGTCGGAAAGAACCATTTGAGAGTTAATTTTTTTGAATCCTCGTCTGCGTTTGCTTCCAACAAGAATACGACAAGAATAATATCCAAGCGACATCATTGTTTGATTAACACGTGTTTGAATGAGTGGTGTTTGTTTATCAGTGGTAATACCCATATCAGTCAAAATTTCATGTGTAGTTATTTCTGATTTACCTAGAACAATATCAGAAATTCTGTCCGCCCAAACATCACTTAAAACACGTTTTTCTTGTTCAATAGTAGCAAGATTGTATTCCCGATCATTAAGCCATAATTTTTCACCATTTTTAAACAAATGCGCTCCTTCAGCGTGAAGTTGTGGGATTATTTTTTTTAATCCATCAATATCAATTTTATCTCTACATGATACAGGCCAATAACGTCTATTTCCAGTAACATCTCTTAAGTATGCGCCCTCTGGATTAACTGTTCCTATAAATACGCATTGGCGAGGCGCTTCTATTGTATTTCGCCCATACGGTGGTCGAAAAACATCAGTGTTTCTTGATAGAAACGCTTTTAAGTCATTAATTTCAGCTTTTCTTAATGTTGAAATCTCAGGGAACTCAACAATCAATTTCCCCTGCATTTTCATTAATGCGTCCTTGTTTTCAATATCTTTAAAATCATCAAGAAAATATTCTTCGCCGTTTATAGTTGCAAGAATGCGCGATAAAAAAGACTTGCCTGCGTATTGCTTTCCTTCAAGAATAATCATGGTGTCAAATTTAACGCCAGCCTGAATAGCGCGTCCAGCCATGCCACAAATAAACTTGCGCCCAACCATTGATAAATATTCTTTTGTTTGAGCGCCATCGGCTACATAATCAAGTAACCAAGTATCCAAACGATTAATACCATCCCATTTCAATGAATTAAAATAATCAGACGCTGGGTTAAAAGTGTTTTTGTCTTCTGTTGATACAGACTCAATAGCGCTCGCACATTTATCGCGAGATGAGGTTAAACCAAAATTAAATTCAAGAAATGCTTCTAATCTTGTGTAATCATAATCCTGAATTGGCCTAACTTTAAAACGGTTTTCATCTTCCCACGGAGGACAATTTCTAACCAAAATACGTTTTGCGAAACTGTCATATTTAAGAATATCTTTAAGCAATGGATGATTAGATAAAACCAAAAGAAGATTGACGCTAGAGTTTTTAATCATATTGCCTTTGCTATCAAGGCGCAATTCTCTTTCCCATCCAACTTCTGGTTCTTGAATTAAATCACCGCCAAGGGGTTGCGAGTCGGCAACATGGGGGTGTTCGACACCCTTGGCGGTTTCACTAGCTGTTTCAACAACACCTAGTATTCTGTTCTTTGTTTTTATAATACCATGTTTTTTAAAATAGTCATTAAAATCACTTAATCTATGGTCTTCACTTGTAAAATCAGGATAAACCATTTTTGCGCCGATTTCTTTGGCAGCAAGTTCACCTTTAATTATTCCTGTATTATTAGGAATGCCATTTTTTAGTTTTGTTTCATGGTCATTATCGGCGCAGATAATAATTTCTAAATTAGGATTTTTATCCTTTATAACGCGCGCTACATGAATAAGGTTTCCAGCATTAAACGCCACATAAACAGTGTAACCAGTTGCCTCCGCTACGCTTGCGCCAGTCGCAAAACCCTCGACAATAGCAAGCACATTGCTTCCTTTTATTTCATAATAATTTCCTAAAATTTTAGCCTGTGGCATAAATAACTTTGTGCCATCTGGTTTAATTGTTTGGTAATTCCATAATTTACCATTACAAAACATAGGAATAATTAAATCATTTCCATCTATTAATATACCATAAGGTTTAATTCCTTTATCTTGTAAATATGGGTGGCGTTCAGCCTCACTCATAAAAAGCAAATGGTCTTCAGCCTCTTTTGCTTTTTCATCCCATATCTTAATTTGCTCTATTCTTTGTGATTCTTTTTCTCGCTCAATACGGGCTTTAAACGCTTCGCGCTGTTCTTTTGTGTATTTCTTAGGGGTTTTAGAATGCCATGATGTTGGCTCACCAATACGCCAATCACCAAAATAACCAACGCCAAAATCACCATCTATTTTAAGTTTGTAAAAACCCTTTTTCTTGTTTGGCGCGTCTCCAGATAAACGATAATCATGTGATTTATCGTCTGCTTTTATATCTGATTGATTTGCAGGTGATAGACCAGCCTCCGCCATAGCGGATAAAAAATCTTCAATAATTTCTTGCAAAATAAACTCCCATGTTTGTAACTCGCATGATTATGATACATATTTATTTTTTAATATCAAGTAGTTTTTTTGCAATTCGGACAATTAAAAACTTTTCCGTAATATTTGCCGCATATTTTACATACGCTGATTCTTTCTGATATTGAATGCTCAAAAAAATTTACATATGTTAGAATATAATCTTCTATAAATGCGCTTTTTGATAAGTTTTTTGCGTTCAATATTTTTTCCAATCTCAGCATTAAATCATCATCTAATCGAAAAGAATGTGGTTTTTTACTCATGTAGCTCTCCTTTTGTAATACGTTTTTGAAATACAAGTGTATTACGATTTTTTGCTGTTTTTGTCAATAATTTATATTTTTGAGAAAATCAATGGGCAGCGATATTTAATTAAATCAATTGCTTACTGTTATGGACACTATATTATTCTATAAACTAATAATAATAATGTAATATATAATATAATAGGGGTATGTATCACTTTTATTTGGTAAAGGTAAGAAATATACTTTCAGTGGTCACTTGTAAAAAATGATTTGTTGAACATTGAGGGGAATTTTAATTGACACCCCACACCATCCCCGCTATAATACCATCAATATACCCTCCGCCTCTGCCTGTATTGGTAAGCGGTAGGTGTCTTCATAAAATATTTTAAAAGGGGTTTTAAAATAATTACGTTATGTTTAATAGTTATCGCCGTGTATTGCGGATATAAATTCTTTGATGCAATCGGGTGGATAGTAAAATAGCTCTATTTTTGATTTTAAAGCACGTGGAGTGCGATGAAATGAATTTTAGGTATCTGTGTATAGTTTTAACTTAAAATTAATGTACGGGCTTTTATGAGTGTAGAAATTAAGCTAACAGATAAACAAGAAATGTTTTGTCTTGAATATTTGAAAGATTTAAACGGCACTCAGGCCGCTATTCGTGCAGGATATTCAGAAGATAGTGCAAGACAAATAGCCACAGAAAACTTGTCAAAACCGTCTATTGAGAATCGTTTGCAACAACTAATGGAAGAGCGAACAAAAAAAATTGAAATTGAGATAGATGACATTCTTCAAGACATTATAGACACTCGAAAAGAATGTGCAAATGAAGGAAAACATTCAGACCGCCTGAAAGCAAACGAGCTTCTTGGTAAATACAAGAAAATGTGGACTGATAAAGTTGACGTACAACCTCTTGGAAAGGACGGATTGCCTGTTGACCCATCACAAGTAATTGTGCTAAGGGAGAGTGAGCGCGATGTTTTGGCTAGGTTTAACATTAAGGTTGGGGAAGATGATGGAAAATAATCAAGAATATCAAGTGTTGTTAAAATACACAGATGAAAATGGAACGCACCTTGTTTGTAAGTGTAAAAAACACAATATGTTTCACATTGAGGGGCATCGTGTTGATGGGCCAAATAAAACATTACTGAAACAAACACCGCAATATTTTTTACCAATTTCTGAAAACGAAGTATCTGAAGAGTTTTCAAAAAATGGAAAAGAATGGATTAAACTGGTAGCTTAATCCGGTAAATCAAACAAATCTAAAAAAGGAAAATAACATGGGCCGTCCACCACGTAAAGAAAAACTAGAAACTGTTGAAGTTGTTCAAGAGCCTGTTGATGTACAAACTGAAGAGGTTGCGTTTGACACAAGCGTCCCTTTGGAGGTTGAGCCTGTTAAGCCACCAGCAACGCAGCGCGACCGTGTAGAGTCTCTTATCGATCATCTCCGTGGTTCTGGCATGCAGGTCATGTTTGATGATGATGGTGTCACATTTAAGCGTGGCGTTATGGTTGAATTTATTAATTACTCGTCAAGTGATCGGTTGATTGTTAATGCAGCAACTCGCATCGCACGACCAGCTTAAGTTCCTGCGAGCATTGTATCGAGAGCGGTTTGATGCATTCGCGCAAGCCGCTTTTGATATTGTTAATCCGTCACAGAAGTTTGAATGGAATTGGCATATTGAATGCCTGACAGAGCACCTAATGGCCGTTGAGCATGGTGAAATTAAAAGCCTAATAATTAATCTTCCCCCCCGCAATCTTAAATCTTTCCTTGTGTCTATCGCTTTCCCCGCTTGGTGCTTTGCAAGAAACTCCCATTCACAATTCATTGTTGCGTCACACAGTTTGCAGCCGCTTGCAGAAAAACTTAGCTCTGACACTCGAAGACTTATTGAAAGCGATTGGTATAAGAAATTATTCCCAGAAGTTGTCCTTGATAAAGCCATGGCAACACAGCTTGTTACAAGTGATAATGGTCACAGGCTTGCGATATCGGCTTTTCAGTCTCCCACAGGGGTGGGGGCAGATTGCTTTGTTGCCGGAACAATGGTAACTGTGTTTGGTGGGGAAAAGGATATAAAAGACATTTGCGTAGGTGACCAAGTTCTGTCATACTGTCATAAAACAAACAGATATATGTTCCGAAAGGTAGTCGCCACTCGTGTCAAAAGTTCAAGAAATATTATTAAGTTACGAACGAATAACGGACGTAAAATTAAATGCACTGCCGATCACAGATTTTATTTGGAAGATGTCGGCGGATATGTTGAAGCAAATCGGATACAACCAGAAAACAGGTTGTCGGGTAAACGTATCATTCCAGATTCCTTGTGCTCTTTGCAAAAAGGAAACAGTTATAAAACTCTGCGATATGCGGAAGAAAATAGAAAAGAATTATCTGGATACATACTGTGGCCGAGAATGTTCTTTAAAGCATCATTCCTACAAAAACTCAAAGTTATGTCCTGTTTGCCAAAAAAACTATGTTCCGAATGGAAATGTTTATTGCTCAAAAGAATGCAAGAAACAAGGTTTGGAAAAGAGGAAGAAAATAACAATAATTCAATGCAAGGAATGCAAAAAGGATTTTGCAAAAAAACATTACAATCAAATGTTTTGTTCGAAAGATTGCAAAAATTTAAATCATTCAAAAAATATGACTGGAGCGGAAAATTCGAACTTTTCCGGAAATCAAAAATATGGAGCACTTTATTCTCTAATGCGCCCCCTTGTGATGGAGAGAGATGCAATGGAATGCTCTGCATGTGGAAAGAAATCAAGGCTTCATGTTCATCATATAGATCACGATCCGAAAAACAATCGTGTGGAAAATATGATAACACTATGTCATTCCTGCCATTTGAGTCATCATCATTCGAAAGTGACTCCGTTTCCTCAATTGAAAGACTTAGCGGAACAGAGGAGCTTGTCTATGACATCCAAGTTGAGGGAGCACATAACTTCTTTGCAGAAGGTTTACTCGTACATAATTGCATAATTCTAGATGACATAAACAAACCTGATGAAGCTCTATCGGATGTTATCCGGACGGGCGTTAATGGATGGATCGACAACACCGCTATGTCTCGGTTCAACGACCGCCGGACTGGCCGCTTTATCTGTGTTCAACAGAGAGTGCATGAGAATGATGCAACTGGCCACATATTATCCAAAGGCGGCGATGTTGTTCACTTAGTCCTGCCGATCCAGAATAGAACCGGAAAGGATATTGTCATTAAGTTGGGAAATAAAGTCTGGACAATGAAGGACGGTGATTATCTTCATAAGGAGCGGTTTACGCCTGAAATTGTAGCTGATATAGAGCGCGATCTTGGTTCTTACCCATTCGCTGGGCAATATCTGCAAAGCCCTGTGCCAATTGGTGGCGGGATGTTGAAACAAGAATGGGTCAAGTATTATAACAAAGTAAACCCAAGAACGATGAATGTTTATATATTATGCGATCCTGCTAATATATCAAACGATCCTAATCTATCTATTGCGCGGCGAAGAGAAAAGAAATCAGACTGGACGGCATTTGTGGTTGTTGGCCTAAATACTGATGGGAACAAATACCTACTTGATGTAGTTAGGGATAAGTTTAACCCGACAGAACGGATTGACGCTTTATTTGAACTTCACCGAAAATGGTCTGGCCTTGCTGGTCGCCCCGCAAAAGTTGGGTATGAAAAATATGGGATGATGACCGATACGCACTATATCCAACTCAAAATGGAAGAAGAAAACTACAGATTTAACATGATTGAGCTGGGCGGATCCATGTCAAAGGTTGACCGTATTGGCCGATTAATTCCGGATTTGGAAAGAGGAAATTGGTATTTTCCTAACAAAATCATGTATACTGACAGCCGAGGCTTGACATTTGACCTTGTTTCTGAAATTATTAAGACGGAAATGGAAATGTTTCCCGTGTCGAAACATGACGACTGTCTCGATGCTCTTAGTCGTATTTACTCCGAAGAGCTTAACGCAACTTTCCCACGGTTGAAGAAACCTGATTTAATTGGGTCAAGTGAAACGATTAACGATGCCACAGATGCTTGGGTAGGATGGTAGTATGAAAACAAATACATTAGCTAAAATGTTGGGAGTTGATTACCATCACGGCATGACCCTAAAAGAGGCAAAAAGAAAATCCGTTAATAAAGTTGATTTACTTTTAAAAGATAAAGTAAAAAGGATTAGATCAAGAAGCCCTCTTTCTGAAGAGGTGCCGGAATATTTGGAAGTAATGAAAAAAATAAAAAGCTACGATATAGCATTTTGCGAAACTAGCGGGGAATCCTTCCAAGATTATCTTCTTAATAGGAAAACCAGAAAAGCATATATTCATGATTTTTCTGATGACGAAATAATTCAATTTATTAGACAGGTTTGGAAATGAAGACAAAAGACGAGATTGTCATTCAATGGCGTAAACATAAAGGCGTGTCTGAAAAAGGCCTTGGCTCTCAATACGACAACACACGCGATTGCCAAGCGTTTTACGCTGGTGACTTTATGAAATACACAGACCGATTGCAATTCGCAGACGGACGCGGCCAGAAAAGAACCACTCTCGTACAATTCAATAAAGTTAAGCCATATGTGAATGCTGTAAAAGGTTTTATGGCACAGAACCGCCGAAAAGCGGAATACATCGCCCAGATTGACGCGCAAGAATTACAGCAAATGTATAGCAAATACGCTAACAGTTTGTCTAATTATTGCCGTGAGAATGCAAATGCGGATCATATTGAAACACAGCAAGATGGCGACATGCTGGTTTGCGGTTATGGGGCAATCGAGACCGCTTTGACTTATGGGCAAGGATACGCAAGCCGTAATCCGAATGGTGAAATCCTTATGGGCCGCCTTGATCCGCGTGCTGTCGGTTGGGATCCCATGGCTCGGGCGCAGAACCTTATTGATTCGCAGTGGGTGTATTATAAAAAGGATTATCCACTTGAGGAAGCTTTAGAGTTATTTGACGATGCTACAGAACAGGATTTCGAACGTGATACCAATGTGGATGCTGGCAACCGTGTTTATTATAAGCGCGGTGGGCGATATGATAAAATCCAAGAGATTTACGACTGGGAAAGCCAAGAGCAACGGATCGTAAAGGTCTATTTCTATCAATGGTACGATATAGAAAAGTTCTATCGTGCTAAAAATCCTCTTCTGACTATGGATCCGAATACGCCGGAATATTTGTTTGCATTGCAACGCTGCGAAGTTATTGCATCGGAACAAAAAGAGGACGGAGAATATAGATACAATCCAAAAGACGAGATTGTGTCGTCTGACGCTGAAACAAAAGCGAAATTAGAAGAGTTCTTTGGCGATATGATCGAATTTGATTCGTTTAATCGCCGTGTTTATTATTCCGCTGTTGTGTCTGGAAACAAATGTTTCACCGCTTATAAGTCTCCTGTCCAAGATGGGTTCACCATCAAATTCAAAACTGGTGATTATGACGAGCAGAATAAAATGTGGGTTGGCATGGTCAACTCACTTAAAGAGCCTGCCCTGTATTACAACAAAGCGTTGACCGAAATGCTTTTCTCCATTGCCACACTGTCAAAAGGTGGTGTCATGGCGGAACGGTCTGCTATTGAGGATATTCGTGACTTTGAGGCAAAGTATGCGAAAACAGATGCTGTTGCTATCGTTGAGGATGGCGCGTTGTCAGGTGGGAAGATACAACCAAAACGTGAGGCGTATCAACCGACAGGGGCAGAATCAATCATCCAGCTTGCTGATGCTGCGATGCCAGATGTTGCGGGGATTGATCCATCTTTCCTTGGATCGTCTGAAAACAAACTGGAAACGGCACAATTACAACGCCAACGCATTAAGCAAGTTACGTCTACCCTTGCCACTTTCTTCGATGCGATTAGTCTGTATCAAAAAGAACATGCCCGCCTTATGCTGCCGCTTATGCGTATCCTTGTCGAAAACAATGACGGGCAATTGTTCCGTGTTGTCGATGATGGGGTAATGCAGTTTGTCAAAATGTCTTTGGACAACATGGTCGATCAATATGACGTTGCAATCCAAGAAGCACCAGACAGCGCGACCCAGAAAGAAGAGCGTGCGACTTTAATTGTAAGCATCGCCGATAAGCTTTTGACTGTGGGTGACGCACAATCTGCTAAACTCTTGTACACCATGGCACTTAAGTATTCGAACCTTGAACAAGCTGATGTGCAGAAAATTACAGAGTTGTTTATGCCGAAAGACGCACAAATTGATCCGCAATACGTACAACAACTTGAGGCCCAGATCAAACAATTACAAGATGAAGGTAATCAGGCCGCTATCAAAAACCTTCTTACACAGGCAAGCCTTAACATGGTACGCGCCGAAAAAGAAATCGCATCCATTAAAAAGATTAACGCTGACGCGAACAAAACAGTTAGCGAAACAGAACAGACGGAGATTGAAAACGCTGTTATCCGGCAGTCTTCGCCTGAAAATCAACAAATCCGGATAAATGCATA